TTCGCGACGGCATGGGCGATCCTGCCGCCGAGGCGCAGGCTGTTTTTGAATATTAACCGACAACTCAAAGCGATGAAGACAAGAAGATTCGATTTCAATTTCAGGCCGCTGCAAATAAACACCGGTTTTGCCGTCGACGGCTCTGTGCCTAATAAGCAGAACTACGACGCTGACACCGCCACTTATACGCCCGACTACACGCTTACTCCGCTTATTATCCAGCCACAGGTGAGCTGCATGGACAGAGACGGCATTGTGCCCTCGGGAAGTGTCAACCACCAGCTTGCAAATGTGAGATGGTATGAGATTGTCGGAGGGGTGTCGACGCTGATTCAGAGCAGCAACCCCGGCTATGAGATTACCGAGACAGGAGGGCAGGCCGGACGAATCAAGGTGAAGAAAAACGCACAGCCCAAAGTGCCTGTCACTCTGGAGTTCCATGCCGAGTATTGCGACCGGCGCACCGGACAGATCCACTCGATACTCCGCACGTTCCCGGTGACATGCAGCAATGCCACGGCATCGGTTCCGCGGCTGATACTGGATGCCGCCGACCAGACGATCTACAACCCGCTGACGGATCCCGACACTCAGACCGTGCATGCAAGTCTACGTACAGGCGCCAATGAATGCGCGGCTGCGAACAGGGAGTTTGTGTGGGAAGTCTACCGAGAGGATTCAGGCGTATGGACGGAGGCTGGTGCCGACACTACGTTGGATTACGATGTAGAGGTATCGGCCGACGGGACGAGCTGCACTGTCAACCGTGCGCTGATGGGAGAGGAGCTGTGTCTGCGCTGCCGCGCGAGGTATGACGCCGGGGGCAACCCGGCGGGTGTGACGCTGACGGAGGCCTCGCCCTGCAAGATCATTTCGTTTATCCGGCGCATCCCCCGATATGAATATGACATTACGGGCGTGCCGGTGAATATTCCCGCAGACGTGCTGGCCGTGGCGCCCGTAGCCTCGATTTGGGACGTCAACGGAGCGATTCCTGATCCTGAAAGAGAGCTGCTGCCGCTGTGGTACATTGCAACAAACAAGGCCAACGGCACGCTCAGCTACTCGCAGGTTGCGCACGGGATGGGCACGACGCTGTCGACGGCGGCGTTGAGCGAGGAGCACGGCGCGGTGATTGGCCTGGAGGTGAAGGACACGGGGCCTCTGTGTGCGTGGGAGGACAGCGACGGGGCCGTTTTCGAGGATGGCGACGGCAATATAATTCTGATCAAATAACAACCAAATAAATATTTTATGGCATTTTACATCAAAGTAAATCCCAAAGTGGCGTCGCATCTCGGTCTGCAGAGCGACCGCCTGCAGGTAGCTGACGGTAATTACATACTGTGGCAGGCGGACATGCTGGCTTTTGGTCCGCTGACCCGGCTGTCGGAGACGCTGGCCGAAATCGGCGGTTACGCACTTATGCCGCATGAGGCGCGACAGGAACAGGACGGCACGGTGCTCAGGCCTCTGCCCGTGGCCACCGACCCACGTTTCATCATCGGGGAATCACCATATAAAACTGAAGAGGAATGAGCAGCGCATCGGCAACAAGGACAATCAAGTTTATCAGCAAGGCCGGGACATACACGGCTACGGCGATCTGTCCCGACGGCGATCTATATCAGGAATGGGAGGGGACGCCAACCGACGTCATCAGTATCTACCCCGACTATGCGGTCACAAAACCGGTGCTCTATTTTGTGTGCACGAGCAGCCGCGTGGCCGAGGGTATCGTCACGCCCGACGCCATCGACTTCTATTTCAACGGTACTAAAATAGTTTTCAGCGGTGACACCTCGACGGGGACGTTCGCGGGATTATTCAAGAAGATAGCCCCGGCGGGCGACAATCCGTATTTCGGCCTGCAGTTACTCGGCAATATAGCGGACGCCTCGGGCTATGCTCCGGCGGTGATCCGTATGGTGGCGAGGGTGTCGTACGGCACGCAGAGCGACGACATACAGGCAGACTACACTATCCCTGTGCAGCAGTCGACT